CCTTTGATACATATCCTTCTGCGTACGCGAACATGGCAGCATCGAAGTACTGCAAAGACCCTAACTATGCGAAGGGATCAAAGGGTAAGAAGTAATGGGCGATCTTAAAAAATGGGTAGACCAAGATTGGGTTAGGATTGGTACAGACGGCAAGATTAAAGGTAAATGTGGAACGTCTAAAAACAAAAAGAACCCAGATAGATGTTTACCTAGGAACAAAGCACAATCGCTTAGTAAAGGTGAAAGAGCAGCTACAGCTAAGAAAAAGAAACTTGCCGGATCAAAAGGAGAGACTGTAGTGAAAAATACAAAACCTGCTACTGTTAAGTTACGTAAGGGTGGCCTTGCTAGAGGTAAACGGTCTATCGCTACAGGCTGCGGGCAAGTAATGGAAAATAGACGAAAGAAAACACTTTACGTTTAAGGACATAAATTATGAAGGGTGTAAAACATTACAAAAGAGACGGTACTGAACATCAAGGTTCTAGCCACAAAATGGCTGATGGTACCCTACACACTAATAAGTCTCACACTAAAACAAGCGTAAAGTTATTTCACTTAAAAGATTTGTCAGTCAAAGCTAAAGCTAAGGCCAAAGGAAAGACTGTTAAGAAAAATCGGAGTAAGTAGTAATGACTACATCAACCACCACTGCGTTCGATATGGAGTTTACAGAGATCGCAGAAGAAGCGTTTGAACGCGCAGGCCGAGAAATGCGTTCTGGGTACGACCTACGTACTGCTCGCAGATCCATGAACTTACTTACTATAGAGTGGCAGAACCGTGGCATTAACATGTGGACGGTAGACAGCGGCACTATTGATCTAGTTAAAGGCCAGACTACCCCCTACGACCTCCCTGCGGACACCATAGACTTACTAGAGCATCAGATACGTACAGGTAGTGGAAACACAGCTACTCAGTCTGATCTTACTATAAGTCGTATTAGCGTAAGCACGTACGCATCTATTCCTAACAAGTTAACCCAAGGAAGGCCCATACAGCTTTATATAGAGCGTCTACGAGACGCACCCAAAGTTAACGTGTGGCCGATACCAGATAGTAATGACTATAAATTGTACTACTGGCGTATGCGTCGTATAGAAGACGCGGGTAGTGGTGTACAAACAGCCGATATGAACTTTAGGTTCTTCCCCTGCCTAGTAGCAGGACTAGCTTATTATATTGCTATGAAACTACCTGAGATGATGGATCGCGTACCTATGTTAAAAGCTGTATATGATGAGCAGTTTGAACTTGCCGCAGGGGAAGATAGAGAGAAAACTTCCGCTAGGTTTGTACCGCGTATTGGATACTAGTAATGAGTAATAGGTTTGCTTCTAATAAGATAGCTATAGCAGATTGTGATATTTGTGGTTTTCAGTATAAACTACGAGAACTAAAAGATTTAATTGTAAAAGGTACAAACACAAACTTAAAAGCGTGTAAAGAATGTTGGAATGCTGATCACCCACAGTTAAAGTTAGGTGAGTTTCCAGTAGATGATCCGCAAGCAATACGTGACCCTAGGCCAGATAGAAGTTTAGGAGAATCAGGAGCTAATAGTAGTAGAGATATTTATTGGGGCTGGAACCCTGTAGGGGGCGGTAATAACCCCTACGATCTAACTCCTAACACCCTACAGGCCACTGGCAGTGTGGGACAAGTAACAGTAACGACTACGTAGGAGATATATTATGGCGCTTAAAGGTAAGCAGTCTAAGATGGACAAAAACAAAGACGGCAAGATTTCCGGTGCTGATTTTAAAATGATGAAGGGTGGTGGTAAGGTAAAAGATGGCTACTCTAAAGGCGGAAAAGTAAAAATACGTGGTACTGGCGCAGCAACCAAAGGGTTGTACGCTAGAGGGCCAATGGGGTAACGTATGAACTATACGGAACTAAAAGCTAACATCCAAGACATTTGCGAAACTACTTTTACCGCAGACCAGCTTGCTATGTTTACTCAACAAGCAGAACAAAAGATATATAGTTCAGTTCAGCTTCCTGTATTGCGTAAAGTAGATGATGGGCCACTAGCACAGACAAACAAGCTATACACACTACCTAGTGACTTCTTGTACACCTACAGTATAGCTATTATAAGTAATAGTACGTATACGTATCTACTAAACAAAGACGTTAACTTTTTACGTGAAGCGTACCCTATTAATACCTCCGCTCATTACGGTACCCCTAAGTTTTATGCTTACTACAGTGCTACTCAAATAGAACTTGCCCCTACACCCAATTCTAACTATGAAATAGAACACGTTTATGGGTATTACCCAGCATCTATAGTTACAGCGGGCACTTCTTGGCTAGGTACACACTTTGACTCAGCCTTGCTAAACGGCGCATTAGTAGAAGCCATACGCTTTATGAAAGGTGAGCAAGATATTATAGCTAACTACGAAAAGATGTACTTAATGGCAATGGCACTGTTAAAGAATATGGGTGAAGGAAAGTTACGTCAAGATGTGTACCGTTCAGGACAAATTAGAACTTCAGTTGGTTAAGGAACTAGTTAGATGGCAATAGCACAAACTATGTGTACTTCGTTTAAAGTCGCTCTTCTTGATGGAGAGATGGACTTTAGCAGTAACACGTCCCAAACATTTAAGATCGCGTTGTTTACATCTGACGCATCCTTAAACGCTGATACCACTGCATATGCTGTTACTAATGAAGCATCAGGCACAGGATACACTGCGGGTGGAGAAACGCTTACTATAGCTACTAACTCTACATCTACAGATACCACTGCATATATTAACTTTTCTACGGTATCATGGGATAATTCTAGTATTACTGCTCGTGGAGCACTTATATACAGATCGTCAGGTACTGGCAATAACGCCATAGCGGTGTTAGATTTTGGTTTAAATAAGACAACCGCTGACGCAAAGTTTGAAATAACATTTCCTGCGGCAAATAAAAATACCGCTATCATACGGATAGCTTGAGGCTAAATAAATGGCAACGCAATATACTTCAGTTTTAAAATTAGCCCTACCTACACAGGGAGAACTTAGTGGTTCGTGGGGTAATGTAGTAAACGATAACATAACCTCTATGATCGAACAGGCTATTGCGGGACTAGCTGTAATAAACACATGGTCTAGTAATTCTCACACGCTAACGTCTGCTAACGGTGTTACCTCTGAGTCTCGCTGTGCAATGTTATCTATTACTGACTCAAGTAGCGCACTTGGCGGAGCCGCATCTGTAATTTGCCCTGCCCTTGCTAAAACGTATATTGTTAAAAATTCTTCTGGTCAGGTGGCTACACTAAAGACAGCAAGTGGAACGGGTATTGCCGTACCTAATGGAAAGTCTATGTTGTTGTTCTGTGATGGAACCAACGTAGTTGAAGCGGTAGACCACGTAGTAACTATGTCTGCGGGAACACTGACTATCACTGGCCTTACTACTTTCGCCTCTATGAAAGGAGCTGACGCAACAACTGTTACTGGCATTCTTGATGAAGATAACATGGCATCAAACAGCGCCACTAAATTAGCTACACAACAATCAATCAAAGCTTATGTAGACTCACAAGTAGACACTGTTGACACACTAACAGAAGTCTTAGCACAGGGTAATACTACTAGCGGCGAAAATATAGAAATAACTACAACTGATAAAGTCCAGTTCCGCGATGCCGCAATTTACATAAACTCTAGCGCCGATGGTCAGCTTGATATCGTTGCCGATACTGAGATTCAGATTGTCTCTACAACCGTTGATTTAAACGGTAACTTAGATGTTAGTGGTACTGCCCTTGTCACAGGCGTTCTAACCACCACCGCTACACAGGTCGCCACGGGTGGAATTACAAGTGGTTCAAATATTGTTTCAGACACAGATAGCACCGACGATCTTGGTACAACTAGTGTTCGTTGGGCTAACTTGTTTGTTGATGGTATTACCGCAACTGATCAAATAACAGCTACTGGATTTACAGGAACACTAGACGGTATTCTTGGATCTGGTGCCGCTGCGGCTGCAACTGTAACAACCCTTGATACAAGTGGTGCAGTTAACTTAAATCTTGTTACTGACTCAAGTAGCTCAACTTCAGGCGCTTTGATTGTTGACGGTGGTGTTGGCATAGCTAAGAAGTTATACGTTGGCACAGACTTAGACGTAGACGGAACAACTAATCTTGATGCCGTAGATATTGACGGTGCTGTACAAGCAGATGGAACAGTAACAGTAGGTGTAGATGATACAGGCTATGATGTTAAGTTCTTCGGAGCTACCTCTGGGGCTTACATGCTCTGGGATGAGTCGGCAGATGACTTGATTCTAGCAGGAGCAGGAGGACTTGTTGTTGCAGGTGCTGTAGATTTCAATGGCGATTTAGATGTTGACGGAACCACAAACCTTGATGTCGTGGACATCGACGGTGCTGTAAATATGGCTACTACTGCCCTTGTTACAGGGGTACTGACCACAACTGCCGCCACTGTATTTACTGGGGGCTTTGCAGCGGCTGATGGTTCAACTATATCTACGGCTGACAATACCACACAGCTTACGCTTATATCTACAGATGCTGACTCCGTTGCTGGGCCAGTATTAGAGTTATATAGAAACGCTAGCAGTCCGGGAGATGACGATCTAGTTGGAGAAATAAACTACCAGTTTCAAAACGACGGGGACGAAAAAACAATAGGGCTTAAACTTAGCGGAGTTCTTTTAGACGCTAGCGACGGCACTGAAGATGGTGGGTTTACCTTAGAGACAATGACTGGTGGAACACTACGGTCTAGAATAGAAACAACCATTACTGAAGTAGTATTTAACGAAGACAGTCAAGACCTAGACTTCCGCGTTGAAACAAACGGCGTAACGGACGCTCTGTTTGTTGATGGTGGTAATAATAATGTTCAAATAGGCACAGGCGCAGACTTTGTTACAAATACAGCAGGAACAAGCAACTTCCGCGCAGGTGTCAACGCAGGTAACTCGATTGC